TTCCACCATTGTTGTTCTTTTAGCAACGCCAATTTTTCTATAAAGTCTTTCAATAGAATCTGTCACATAACCTTGAACTCGATCAGCTCCATAACCTTTTAAAGTTTCCATAAACTTTTCATAGTATTTTTGGTTTACCAAAGCTCTACCGCCAATACAAGTGACAAACGCTACATGAGATCTAGGATACGGAATAAACGAAACAACCGCAGCTCCGTTCAAAGTATTGTTTTCATTCACAAAAGCAAACAACTTCCATTGATTTTTCAACAACAAATCTTTAAGATCACTCAAAGTAAATTCTGCATCATGCTTTCCAAGTGCTTTAGCAAAAAACACTTCTACCCTTTCCCAGATAGGCTCTATTGCTTCAACAGGAACGCAGTAAACATTCATTAGATGCCCTCTTGCACAATCTCTTGTGTCAGTATTCCGACAGTAATTGCCATACCTAGCAGCTTATAGTTAGTGCCTTGACCTACATCTTCTGGCTTTGCAATGCCATTTTTAATTGCCATATCCATAGCCATTTGATAGGCAACAGGATCACGCAAGCCTCTTTCAGCTAACTTGCCAGCCTGGATCAATACATTTGTATCTATTTTATATTGAGTAATATATTGACGGATTTGTTCCTTAGCCTTTTCCACTTCTGGTGGATGCTTAGCCTTTCCTTTGCCTTTCATAAGCTCCATCACATCTTGATTGATGGGCTGGGTCATCGGAAAATCCGAAATTTTTTTGGCGGGGGGAAGTGGATTTTGTTCCATTTAACTTATTCCTAGGGCAGCAGCAATTTGTTGATGAATGTACAGATGGGAAGCAACCCAATCGTAAAAATCTTCTTCATTATTAAAGTCCACATCGAGCATATTGAACGGGTTATTTAATCCCAACAAGCCAGCAAACGCTTGATGCTCAACCTGATGAGCCAATAACCAGTCATCTAAATTGTCCACATTAGCGTCAGTTATAGGGTAAATAGGCACAGAAATGCCCTTATCCATAAAGGTTTCCTGGAAAACCTTATGCTGAGTGCCATTACAGAATAAAAACTCTCCCAGGGAATCTACATCCCCAAACTTAACGATAGAAAGAGTTTCAAAGTCCATATCAATGTAACTTAAAAGCAATGGTTACTAAAGAAGCCACAATAAAACCAGCAGAACAGACCAAAATCTGTTCAATCCGCTTTAACCTGGCACAAATAGATGAATACCGTAATTCGCATATAGCCTCATGCGTATTCATTCGAGCTTCGGTATTGTCAATTAACAGTTCTTCCATTAAACGATCACCCATCTTGAGCCAGAAGCTACGGTTACAGTAATACCGCTATTAACAGTTACATTACCCGCAGACATAGCGTTGTAACCAGAGCTAACTGTTGCGTTGGCTGATACCACATTTGAATTGTAAAAAATGCCGTTGGTAGCCGTTACTTGGGTGACATTGGCGTTACCGCTAATGATTGTAGTATTAGCTAAAGTTAAATTGCCGATTGAAGTAGCAGTATTACCGATACCGATTGTGGTGTTACCAATAGTGACATTACCGCCACCAGCAGATGCTTGGCTAATCCATACTGATCCGTTAGAGGTCAGGACATTACCGCTTGTACCTGGAGCTACAAAAATCACATTGCCTGTACCGTTACCAAGCATCACATTGTTAGCAGTTAAAGTGCTTAAACCAGTACCGCCTTGAGCTGGTGTGATTGGAGTAGATACGCTAGAAATTGTGGTGTTTTGCAGCGTTAAATTGCCAACGCTAGTGGTTGTGCTACCAAGAGTTAAAGTTGCGTTTCCCAGGGTAGCAGTGGAGTTAGCCAAATAGCTATTAGGAAAGGTAGCAGCAACGGAAGTAATATTAGCAGTTGCAAAAGTACCGCCTGAGTGCGCTACAGAGTTAATCGTGCCACCCGTAATTGCTACTGCATTGGCGTTTTGGGTAGCCATCGTACCCAGACCAGTTACCTGACCAGATGGGATTGAGATTGCCACATTGGCTGCTGAAGTGGCACGACCCTTAGCATCAAAAGTCACTTGTGACACAGTTGATGCGTTACCGTAAATACCAGCCGTTACACCGCTAGTATTCAATGTTGGATTAGGGTAAGTACCAGTAAGATCGCCACCCGCACTTCCCGCAGGGCTTACACCACTAATCGTGACATTGGCAGCAGTAGTTACTCTGCCTTTGGCATCAACGGTGACTTGCGCTACAGTAGTGGCATTGCCATAAATACCCGCAGTTACGCCAGAAGTGTTGAGTGTAGGGTTAGGATAAGATCCTGTTAAATCACCGCCAGCAGTACCAGAAGGAGCAGCAGTAATGGTTACGCTAGAGCCTAAATTGGCTACTGTCGAATTGATCGTAATTGCGCTATTGGCTAAGTACGAATTAGGAAAAGTGGTTGCAACGCTAGTAATATTGGTGTTAGCCAATCCAAGATTACCCACATTAGTTGTTGTACCGCCAAGGGTGACAACGGTGTTACCAAGGGTAAATGAAGTGCTAGGAGTGCCACCGATGACACGCTCCCAAACTGTGCCGTCAAAAACCGCCCAATCGCCTGAGTTCCAAGTCGTGATGCCGTTAAGGTTGGTGTTTCCTGGAGTGGAAACTAAGTAGTAATAGCCTTTAGTACCAACGCTTGAAGTAAGCGTAGGCACATTAGTAGATGCGTTCCAAGTGCCTTGATAGACTACTGCACCTGATGTACCACCACCTCCACCTCCAGCAACCTTGAGAACCATGTTTTAAACTCCATCGCCAGGGGTTATATAAATAACTGCATTTGCTGTGCTTGTGCCAGTAAAGTAGGCATTGGGTACAAAAGTCAAAATCTCATCTGTGCTTGGTAACAAAGGGAAAGCAGCTCCACTACTGGTCACATTGGCAGAGTTTGTTGTTGCATTAGCAGCATCAGATCCGTAACCCAAGAAAACGACAGTAGTACCAGTATTGATGATGCGATATTGATTACCGCCAATCGTAGTGTTGGTGACTTGGACAGGGGTAGGCGCAGTTACACCAGCCGTAAAAGTAACGGTGTTACCAGTTTTAGTAAAGGCATTTATTCCCATGATTATCCGATCAAAGCCTTGATTTCATCTTCAGTTAAACCTAATGCAGCTAATTTAGCTAGTGCTGATTGTTTAGCTGATTCTTCTTCAGCTTGTAATTCTGCAAGTTTAGATTGGGTGGCTTCCAAATCATATTCAATTACTTGTTCATCTTGGCTATAAGCTACATCGCCACGAATGGTAACAATAGATGGATTAAGTGCGTAAATTGCATCATTTAAAGTAATCATGCGGCAACCTCTGTTAAAGTAATTGTTGCTGGGTTTGAACCTTGCGGAAATACAATGCTAGAGCCGTTTGTACATAAAATATAAACAGTATATGTAGTAGACGAAGTGGTGGCTGGTGAATCTAAATACACCATAGCCGCAGAACCAATAACTCTACCAGCACTTGAAAATATATTAGTAAAACCGCCTGAACCACCTAAATTTGTACCACCTCTGTAAATAGTTGCAACAGCTTGGCTATTAGTTGCGGCAGAATCAAATGGTCCTGCTACTTGCACTAATATTTTGCTTGTAGAAAATTTTGGAGTAATAGAAGCGGTTAAATTGGTAGCCACAAAACTAGCAGAAGTAGTTGTGGTTGTGGTTGATGTAGTAGCTTGAATTACTTGTAAAGCACTACCAGTCTGTGGAGAAGATAATCCATTACTAGCATTGATGCCTGATATTGTTCCTGTTCCGTCAATCACGATACTCATATTAAGCTCCTAATTTAAAAGAAGCCACTTGCGCTTCATACGCAGCAATAACTTCGGGTGTCCAAGCGTTTGCACAAGCATCTTTTACTTCTTGTGGTTGATCGCTCACATCTTGCCCAGGGTAAAAAGAAGAACGGTGATACCCACCAGCATCAGTAATTTCTCTTACTAGAATAACCCCGTTAGGATCTACTGCAATTTGATCTATTGTATTTGCCATTTTTTACCTAATTAAAAAGTTGCAAAATAAACACCACCAAAATAATAAGTTGATGTATTTGTAAAATTTGTATCTTGTAAGCCAAGAAAATTTGTACTATTTCCGTATCTGTTATATACGGTAGTTGAATAAGAAAGTATCGTAATTGCTACTGGCACGCTAGATCCATTTGCATCAAATTGACCATTACCTTCATATGATCTATTGGTTGTATCAGCAGAAAATGGCAAAGATGTAAATGTTGCATCTCCTGTAGATGAACCTTTTGAACTTAATACAATGTAACCAGTAAAAAAAACCATGTTGCCAATTTTTGTGTATTTTCCACCTCTAAGAGAGTATGTTATTCCTACTGAAGCTCCTCCAAACTGAAGTGTTGGTGTCCAAGTGCCTGTTTCATAATCGTTTAATGGTGAGCTATTGATTGCAGAACCATTAGTAAATAACAATCCGCTACTTGTAAATGTAGCCACATTAGTACCAGCAGACTGAATGGTTAAGTTACCCGATGTATCACCAGTTAAGGCTACTCCACCAGCACCCGCAGTTATAGCATTAAGAATTGACATTATTTATCCTTATTCGTACAAGATATTGATTGAACCAGCGTCAAATGTATCTGTGCCGTTTACTGTTGTTACTCGTACTCGGTCTAATGCTCCACCTAATGCTGAAGATGTACCACCACCCGTTCCACCAGAGTTTCCAGCCACAGCCACTCCAGACATTTCAGTCCAAAGATTGTTATTAAGCAATGTAAGTATCATTGAACCAGAATGAGCGCCAGCAGCCGTAATAGCAGCAGTAAAAAGAAAACCTGCTGTGCTAGAAGCGGTTGCTCCTGAATATTGATAAATAGCAGATTGATAGCCACTTGTTGTAACGCTACCAGACCCAATTTGAACTAAAATATTGCTTGTTCCGTTAGTAGATACGCCACTAAACATAACAGTTATTTTTTTAACCCAACTAGGAATACCAGTAAAATCAATACTTGTACCGCTTGTAGAAGCCTGTGCAGTACCACTAACAATATTGGTAGATACTCCTTGAGCAGCAATAGTTCCGCTTGCGCCACTTGGCAGCGTTAATGTGCTTGTTCCAGAAACGGCTGGTGCTGCTAATGTTATAGCACCCGATGTATCGCCTGATATAGCTATGTTAGCCATTTTTTGTATCCTTTAAATATTTGTCAATAACAGATTGAGCTTCTTCTTTTGACGGGTAAGTTCCCAAATATAATCTTTCACAATTAACAGATACTCTTGCCTTGTGCCTTTCAGCACCTTTGCAATTATCAAAGTGCCAACGCTTCATATTTCCTTTGCCACCAGTTTTTTCGCATTTTGGACAAGTCAGCAATTCGTACTTATGACCTGTTAATTTTAGACTTTTCTTTTTTTTCAGTTCTTCTGATTGTTTGAAACCATAAGGACCTTTGCCACCGCTAGTCAAGTTTACAAGACTGCAATTCATGTCTTTAAAACAAGAAATCAACAATTTTTCATGGTCGAAGGCTTCTTCTTCGGTATCCCAATTAGCCAAAATTTCAATTTGCAAACCTTTGTGATATTTGACTGCCCTTTTCCAATCATGACTTCTTTCAGAAAAAGAATAAGCTCTGTCATCAACACCTTTGCCGATATAGAAAATCTTTCCCTCTGGAGATGAATGTGCGTATGTATAGTAGGTCATACCACCACCCATCTGCTTCCACTCGGAATAGTTAAAGTTACTCCAGAAGCAATGGCAACATTACCCGCACACATAGCATTTTTACCAGTTGTGATGGTGTAATTTTGCGACAAAGTTTGTGTATTTTCATAGAGAAAACCACCCGCACTAGCGCCTCCACCACTACCGCCACCACCGCTTAAAATCCAATTTGTGCCGTTATAAATAACTGTGTAAATGCCACCTGATAACAGCGTATTGCCTGATAGGTTTGATCCATCCTCATTTAAGACAGTTGTAGCCGTCAGAATCGTTGAGCTATTGACTTGAACCTGGAGAGTAGTAGAACTTGTATTGGCATTGGCAGCTTTAAATTGAAGCTGAGTGCCAGTAGCAATAGTGGTAGTGGTAATCCCTGATGGGTAGTTTAGGATAATAGCGTTAGCCGTTCCCGTATCCGCTACATAGTTGCTGTAGTTATTTAAGTCATTAAGATACTGAGTAATCGTATTAAAGTCAGTATCTAGCTGGGAAAGCGGGATCGTGCTAGTCGCAGTAGCAAAACTATTGGGTACGGATGATACGGGTTTAGTCACTAGAACCTCACTCTTAATTCGTGTTCAAACTCAAAACCGTTTAGCACATAATTTGGGTTACTTGATGTTACTGTAATTCCTAAGTATTTACCATACTGTTGTGCATCAGTTTTGTATAAAGCATAGCCAGAAGTACCCCAGCCAATAGTTGCGCCAGAATTATTACTCCAGCCGATTGCTTGCAAGGAATTGTTTTGCCATTGGATAACTGAGGACAAGGTATAAGGGCTACTTGATCTGTTTTCATTGTCCACCGTAGCACTCATGGTTACAGTAGAGTTAGCCCCAGCAGTCGCTTCAATACCAATCTTTAGGGCTTGTTTTGTGCGGATAGGATCGCCCATCGGCAACAAGGCAGTCTGGATTCGGCTAGTAATAGAGCTACTAGAATCAGCATAGAGCTTATAAAGTTGGTTGCTTGCTGTGCCGTATAGGGTGATTTTCCCACCGACAGGCACAGAAGTTATATAAGCTAGGTTATTACCTTGGCTGGTAATGAACCATTTTTTCTCAAAAAAGACTGCCTGGATGTACCGATAGCTCTGAGTAAAGATGGCATCGTAATATCTAAAATTAAATGCAGCGCACAAAATGTTGTTTATTAAGACTTGTCCAGCATAAACTGGGCTATTAAAGTCAATATTAGGGAACATTCCATCTAAAGAATCCGATAATTTAGAGGTGGTTGAACCGACTAGGGCATAAACCCCATAGTCATTCATAAACAACACCGATCTAAAATACGGAAAAATAGCAAAAGGGCGCTTAGAACCGACAGATGCGCTCACATTGGTATTGGTAAATAGGGTAGTACCGCTAGTAGTAACCCTAACATCAGAGAACACATTGATGGAATCGTCACCAAAAATGTACAAAAAGTTGTTAGCAGAAAGCAAATATTGGATGTTTCCATGCAGCGTACTGTCAGTTAGGGTAACCGCACCCGCAGAAACGCTTGTAAAGTCCGTATAAGAGCCAGCAGCGCTGTAATAGACTGTTCGACCTTGTGCTATCCATACCCTGCCCGAAAAGGTCGCTATGCCCACATTTTGCTGGTTTTGGACTGTGCCTTGCAATACTGCGTTGTTTGATGCACCGCCTCCTGTAATGCTAACCACCAGATTAGCAGTATTGGTGTAACCAGAACCCGCATTGGTCATGATGACTTGCGTTACCACATTGCCTGTCACAATCGCCTGTGCAGTAGCCCCTGTACCGCCACCGCCAGTAATGCTGATAGTGGTATTAGATGCGTTGGTATAGCCAGCACCGCCATCAATTACCGCTATGGATACTGTTCCTGTAGCAAAAGTAACAAGACTAGCTACCGCAGTTGCACCTGATCCACCGCCACCTACAAAAGAAATAGTGGTGTTTGCAGCGTTGATGTAGCCTGATCCAGCATTAGATAAGTTAACCGACCCTACGGTTGATCCACCAGTAGAGAGGGTTGAAGTGGCGTTAGCCTGCTGTCCACCCGTTTGTGTGGGCGATGAAATAATGACAGTCGGAGCAGAGGTGTAGCCTGATCCACGATTAACAACGCCAATAGCGCCAACTGCGCCAATAGATACAACATTGTTGCCATCCCAGCTAAAGTAACCCTTATCAGGATCAAGAATGAGCATCCTGTCGTTGTACCATTGGGTGCTTTCAACATTGGCGTTTGAAAATGTGCCAGCTACCGCTACATTGCCTTTTGTGCCGTCTGTAACATTGTAGTATTGCGCTGCACCATTATCTAAAAAGGCAACTATGTAATCTTTGACACCCAGATTAACGGAAGTCAAATTGGTGACTGTATTGCTAAAGGTAACCGCAGTATTGCCAATCGTGACATTAGAGTAAGTCGGCACGATCTTTAGGTTAGCGTACCCTACTGGCTGGGCGTTTTCCAGCCAAGAGAACTCGGATTCATCAATCGCTGTACGGTTAGCCTTGGTGTTAAGCCCTTTAAACTGCTTAACGACTTGGTAGGACTTTTTTTGTTCCGCAGCAGCCATTAGATCATCCCGCTATATGGGCTTGGAATCCTTCTAGTAAATGTCGTGTTGAGTACCGATGTAGCTTGTTTGAGATACTCTTGCTTGAAGATTTCCGATTCCCCAAAACTTTGCTCATAAAACTTAGCCAGGTAAGCTGCATAAAACTTCACGCAACTGGTGTATGGATCAGTAATGGTATCTGCGGTAGATGCTGTTGTCAGGCTCAAAGCATTTGGCAATACCACGCAATCCACTTCAATTTGATAGATTTGATCTGGTACTGGTCCTAAATAAATTTGTCCTTGACCATACACGCTAAAGGCTAGTGGTCTGCCTATGTAGTTTTGCCAAAAGCGCAATCTGGTATTGAAGTCTGTCCATGCCAAGTAATCTAATGGCACACGAGTATTACCCCAGTAAAGGTTGATATTGACAATATCAAGTACGGTGTTGCCAGAGCTTGGTGATAACGGGGATGATCCCATTAAATTTGATAGGGCTGCATAGCTGACATTTTCACAATTACCGACATATTGCAAGGTGGCTGTACCATCTGCAAAAGGTGTTGAAGGTGGGTAATTGGTGTAATTGTTTGCTGTGCTTTGCGGATAAATAGGTGCGGATGAGCTTGAAGTTCCACCCGTAACATATTGATAAATATAAATATTATTAAATACAAAAGTGTTTGCTGTGACCGCAGTATTAGCCACCCATTGTGTTGGGTATGCTGGCGCAGCACCATTGACGGTTGCTCCTGGCGCTACTTGACAAGGGGTCTGAGCTACAACAATCTCACGCAAACATCCTGTATCACGAACTACTCGCTCACGAGCAGAATTGATGTAATCGGTTAGTTGTTGGTCTGAATAAAAGTTACTGTTAGCATCATGGAGCAAATATCGTACTTGAGTAATGTACCCAGATAAGTTCGTGGACATTTAAACTCCATAGATCATGCTACCGCCTGAAGGACTTTTCCCCCGCCCTTTTTTGAAGAAGGGAAGGGTACTCTTTCCACCAACGGGGATAACGATTGGTTCTTTTTAGGTGGTTGAGTGGATAACTCCCACTTGGCAAGTCGCTCTAAGCCACCTTCAAGTTCGTTGGCAGTTTTTACCCACCCAAGCCTAGCCAAATACTTCATCTTGTCCTCGTCTTTGTAACCAAAAATGTGTCTTGCTACTTCTTCAGGAATCTCGACTGTTGATCCTTTTTTGAAATCATAAAAAACACCACCGAAGCCATCTTTTAGGTCTTGGTCAGAATTATTGGTTACAAAGATATTAGACATTAAAAACTCACTACATCGCCATATACGGCAACAGTCGCAGTATTGGAAACATTACCGCTTCCAGTATTGACATTGACATATAGTGATTGTGTTGTAAAACCAGTAATAGCAGAACTGCTGTTATACGGACTAGCAATCGTTAGGTCTTGGTAAGTACCAGGACCAGTCAAATTGGTAAGCGTACTATTGGCTACTACAGCGTTAGAAATGTTGCCGTCAGAGCTAGTAGTGACTGAAATGATCACATTGGCAATATTACCAACTGGATTATTTACAGTAATTCTACGAACAATAACACCGCCAGAACCAACTGTTGCATTAGCATTAGTCAATCCACCGCTTAACAACGGAAGTTTGATACCAGTTACGGTAGCATTTCCCGTTGTGTTAAAAGTGGTTTGCTGACTAACAGCAATACGACCATTCCCGAAACTATCAAGATTAAACTGCCCGACTGAATCTGGATTAGCCATTACTGATCTCCTTAGCTAGTAAATGTGCTTGATACAGCCTGACCACCATTGACAGTAGCCAATGTGATTGTGGTGTTGGTTGTAGCATTTGCAGTCACATTCAAACCGTCAGAGATAATCACACCGCCTGTGTTAGCAGCCAACAAGATGCTGTAGGTTGCCACATTGGTTGAGGTGTTATAAGCTGAAACGGCATTGATTGTGCAGTTAGCGTTAGGGAACACAAGGTATGTACCAGCAGGGATCACATTACCAGTTGTAGTAGCTGTTAATGTGGAAAGCTGCCAATACGCACCAGGCGTATTTGATGCTGTACCTGAAATCAGGATTTTATTTAAACCGAGTGACATAGCTAATTCTCCTTAGATAGAAATAGAGTTATAGCCAGAAACCCTGGTCATTGACTTAGGCTTGGTGCTTACTAATTCAGCAATCATCAAGACAGCGCCAACATAACCGATCTGCCAGTTTGGTAGAGTGGATTCAAAACCAGTAAATACGAATGAACCTTGATCATGAATGTACAAGGATAAGTAATTGCTGTTGATGAAGTACACAGTACCTTCAGGGCAATATGGATCTGGATAGATTGGAACACCAGCAACCATCAATGCTCGGAAAGCAGCTTGAGGTCCGTTGCTGTCACCATCAAAACCATGTCCTGGGGTAATAACATATTGCTCTTGACCAACATAGTCTTGAGCTAACAAAGTCCAAGTACCAAATCCGCAAACGCCAAAAGTTGGAACTTCAGCGCCATTCTTTACAGTACCAGAAATGTACTGGAGAATGTTTTGACGAGTTGGGTTTACATTTCCTGCGTTGTAAACTTTAGACTTCCACCAGGTATTAGCTGTACGGCTGATATTACCGTAGGTCACTAAGTTTGTACCGTCATCAATCGCACCAGGCAAGCCAATGAATTGTTGAGTATTGGTGTAGTTGTTGTACAAAGCAGTTGCCATCGCATCCATCATCACATTGGTTGCATCGTTCATACGAGCTTCAATGAGAGGAATGATTGCGTAGTCTTGCTGAACTGCACCTTCCATACCGAGGAACGGTACTGGTGAGATCATTAGCTTAAGGTTGAACTCAGCGTTATATGCACCTTGCTGAACTGATGGCTGGTTGAAAGAACCAGAATAGTCAGACCATTGTGCATTGACGAATTGAGCGCCTTGAACTGGTACGGTTACTTGGGATACACCGCCTGAAGCCTGTTGACTGTTAGCAATCAAAGCAGCCATCAATGGTGTGCTGTTGTAAATCTGTACGACCAGCTTGGGGATAAATGCTCTACGAGTTACATAAGTTAACTCATTGTATTGCGATGAACCCGTTGCTGGAACTATTCCGCCACCTATAGGCATAATAATTCTCCATTAAAAGTAAATATCCCCATTTACTGCGTTTTAAATACCGATAGGTCTGCTGTTCTTACGCAGATCCATCAGAGCTTGTGCTGCTTCATTCCTTGCACCTTGAGTTGGGTTTTTCCAGTATTTTGATAGGTCAAACTTGCTCATTGCACTAGGGTTGTATCCCATGCTGTTATTACCCGCAGGAGTAGCTGCTTGTTTCATCCAATCCCAATACTGTGCTGCCGTTTCGTGATTAGTCATTCCCTGCTCCAGCATCAATTTTTCAATCTCTGCAATGTCCTCATCAGTTTGAGCTAAACCTTTAGACTTCAGCTTTGCTCTACGCTTTTCGAGTTCATCAACAGCATCTTTTTCACGCAGTTTAGCTTCTAATTGCATAACTCGCTCCTCGGCAGCGTTCACCTTTTTCTCGGTGTAGTCCTCGATCTCAAGTTCTGGAATTGGAAGATTAGGTCTGACTTTTTTGGTCAAACGCAATGCTTCTTTGCGTGTAGCGGGATTCTCAGCTAACTCTTTCATCAAGAGCGCCAATTCATCCCGCTGTTCTAAACTAATATCTTCTAAGCTCATATCTATCCCCTTTTCTTAGTTAGATAACTTTTTTGGTATCGCCAGGCTGGGACATAGACATCATGTTCTTGTATCCAGCTTTACCAGCGCCAGTCAAACCACCAAACTCTGAGTAACGAGGAGTGTTGATAACTTGACCATTTTTTTGATTGTTGTCAGTAGGTCTGCGAG